TTGTAACGGTCTTGTTACTGTAATTGCAGCTACATCACTGTTTCCTAATATAGCTGTATATCCAAATGTTCCATTACCACCATTTAAATTACTAGTATTTGGAGAAATGATACTACTATCCCCAGGGGCTAATAATGTTATACTAGTATTACCAACTGTAACAACTGGAATTTGAGTTGTTTGTTTTGGAAGTGTTACTAATTTATATTTTAATGCTTGAGTCTCATCTGGAATAGCTTCTGTTAAAGGCATATTTTCTATAATAACCCCATAATAATCTGTTCCTAATGGATGATTTACATTCCATAACCCGTAGTCGACTTCATCATCGCCTACAGCAAATTGCGTAATGTTAAACGCATTAGCTCCACGTGCTAATAATTCACGTCCTTTTATAGTTAATATTGCATCGACCGTAACCGAACTATTGTCTAAATATCCCATTCTAGTATCCTTATTTTAAAATAAATATTACGTATGTAAATTTATGTGTGTTTTATTTATTTGGATTTTTAAATTTATTTTTTAATTTTGTAATTATATTTTTAGTAAATTTATTACTATCTAATGTAAGTCCTCCTTGTTGACTAGCTGGCTGTGTTATTATTTGATTTGGATTTACTTCAATATATTCTACAACCGGTCCGCCATCAACTGTATCTGGTGAATTAATATTAAAATCTGGACTGGTCATTTTACATCCATTATATCTTAAATCAGCTAAACTCAACGGCAAATAATCTTGAAATTGTGCCGGAGCATAATTATAAAAAGATGAAGTAACATCCGTAGTAATTCCATATGGGCCTCCTCCATAACTTCCTCCACCATATATTATTCCACCTGATGATGAATAACTAAAAGACACAGATGTTAAAATTTCTCTAAATTCAGATAATCTACTCCCTGTTATTGTTGGTAATATTGCCTCACACGTCCAAAAAGGAGTTGTTACTGCTAACCACCCACTTCCAGACCTAATTAATTCTGGATAACAATATGTCATTCCATCATATCGTTTTGCAACGCTACTTGTTAAATATGCAGTTAACTGCTCATCATCTGCTGCAGATGCTGATGGAGCCGTTTGAAAATATTCAGCATTATATACATCATAACTACCAGTAACAGTATTAGTAAATGCTAATAATTCACTATTATATGATTTTAAAGATCTTTCAATCTGTGGTAATGTTGCATTTTTACTTCGTTCTAATATATTTGGTTGTATTAATAATCCAGTAAATTCATCTGCCCGTGCTGGTAATAATTGTTCTAATTGTCGGAAAAATGATAAATCAAACAATGAAAAGATTCTTAAATATGCATTAATATCATTTTTTGTATTATATTTTTTCCAATAATTATTAGCTTGTTGTATTAATTGAGGATATGCATTTTGAGTTTGATCTGCTGGATCTCCAATATAATCATCTAAACTTTGAAATCCTAATTGCGCAATAATATCTTCATTAACCATTGTTTGTGGAGAAAAATATACTCCCAATTTTTTACTATCTAATGGAGCTTTATCAAATTGGCTTCGTTCTGCCCTAGTTAAAAAATCTAACGATCCAACCAATTCGTTTGCTTCTAATCTTATTTTATTATCATCAAACGTTCCTGCTCCTAGTGATATTCCATCAAAATAATATGTTTCTTCTAAAGAATCATATGGTGTAGCATTAGTCCAACTAGCAAATGATGCAGTTACTCCAGATTGTTTTGGTTCTACTCCATATAAACTACTAGTTAATGTATGATTTATTTTTTGTGTTAATGGTACTCTAAAAAATAATTCATTATATGCATCTACATTTCCATCATATGCTGCCGGAGCTTTTGTGTGATTTTCAATAGGAGATGTATCTAATGAAGTATTCCATAATCTTAATTCTTGTAATTCTCCCTCTAATCTTACAGCCCCAGTACTTGTGCCTCCTAATGTAACAGCTTTGGCATGCAATCCTGTAGGAAAACTAACCGGTGAAGAAGCTGTTACAGATGCTACAATTTTTCCATATTTAGATTTTTTTGCAACTAATTCTAAATTAGATCCACTAGTACGAAGTACTGTATTTACCCAAGTTCCATCAAAACATTCAATATCTGCAGATGCTGTACCATTAATTCTTACAGTTCCTAAAGTTCCTCTAGTATAATCGACTGTAACATTATTAGTTCCAACTGTATATAAGTGCATTGTATTAGACATCGTTGGATTAGTTAATACATTATCCGTACGGAATCTTAATTCTACACTATTAAGTGTGTCACTAACTCCACCGTAAAAAACACGAACTGTGCCAGCTGGATTTGTAATTAAATCTAATGCATAATCAAAATTAAGTTTTTCGTATATAGGTGCTCTATCAATCCTAGGTCCTCCATACTCTTTAATGGTGATCATAGATTGAGGAATTCCATAACAAGCTAATAATGCCTGTATACTTCGTTTGGATCCTTTTGATTTCAACATCCCCGGAATATTATTAACAATTCGGCGCCAAACATGGTATGTCATATCTCGACCAGGAAGTGATGGTTCACCAACAGAATTAGATCCTGTTAAAGGAACTCCGGCTTCATTAGTTCCTAGTACATATTCCCATAAATTTTGATATTGATTACCATCTGTTAAATGCCAACCAAATTGTTTTGCGACTGAATATAATAATTCATTTGGCATACCGATTTTAGGATTATGTTCTCGTTTGTTAATTTTAGTCATTTCATTAATGTATGTATATAATATATCATAATGTTGACCTAACACATTAACAAATGATTCCAGGCCTGTATTGTTTGTATCTAACCGAATAAACATCGGAATTGCTTTGTATAATAAATTAACATTCTGAGTATCATACAAACTGGCCGTTGCTGATAACTGATTATACCAATTACCAAATTGGCTACTAGTTATTGGATATAAAGTGTATGGGTATGTACTATTAGATTTAGGGGCGGGTGTTATATAACTACCTGTTATACGTAATACATTTGGATCAATCGAAGGTATTTCATTACTAAATAATCCAGATGATGAATCATAATATAAGAATTTTTCAAATAAATCAAACCCACCAATTAATCGTTTTTTATTAGTTTCATAATCAATTGCATTTGTTACAGCAACACTTCCAGATAAAGTAGTAAGGCTTGCAGATTGAGCTGCATATGTTTCTAATAATTGTAATTTATATTTAAAATTATCAACTCTTTCAGCTGCAGAACTATAAAAAATAAAATTATTAAAATCTGTATAATCTATATTAAGTTTCACCCCAGATAGACTACCAGAAAAATATGCATCTACAATTTCTTGCGATGTTTGTACTGAAGATCCTAATAAATCATTCCAGTTTTGTAAATTTGTTTCTGAAGAAATATATGTCTTGTTATATGCATTCCAATTTGGACCTGATAGATCATTAAATGCGGCTAATGATGCAAAAGAATATATTACTACATTATCTACATATGGATATTTATTTTCTTGGACAACCCAACATTTAAAATCAGTTTCTATAGATGTGTCTATAGGATTAAGTAACTTTACATATAAATACTCTCCAATTACAACGCTATTAACAAATTGAAAACATTGATTCTTACTAAAATTTAATAAATACGTATTAGCATTTCCAAATTTTGTAGTTAAATTAACTGTATTTATAAATGTATTTATTTCTTGAAGAAATTGAGAATTTGTTTTGTCTATTGCCTTTAATCTAATTTCTGTTTTATCTGGTGATATTTTATCAACTTTAAGATGTTGAATGCCATAATTGCCAATACAATTTTTAAAGAAATTTATAACAAATCTATAATTTCCTGCTGTTAATTTTAAATCGTCGAATTGCTTAAATAAATTAATATTGATATTCGAAGAATTAAACCGTATTTCTTTGTTTGTATCTTTATCTATAAACGAATATTGTGGGGTTGAATGACATTGTATTGCATGGTCTCCTGTAATCCACGTCTCGTTTGCATATATATGTAACTCGGTATTATTGTTAGTGCCAATCATACCTGGATTGAAGTCAATCCTGTTATTAGGAAACGTTAACAGCGCTTGGGCTTTTTTCGAAAGTCGCTTAGCAGACACTGATTTGTCAGCGCTTAATATTTCATCGATATTTGTATATTGTGTTAACATATATTAATTAGACCCCTACTTCATCTGAAGAAATAAGATCTCCACATTCTCCTCCATTATTCGTATAATCACTTCCTACCAAAGTTTGGCCTAAAGAATTACAACAACTATCTTGTCGTTTATACCCAGGAAGGTCGATTAATATAGAAGCGAATACTCCATCACTTGGGAATCCAGACATACCATTTGAGGCTTCTAATTCGGTAATCGAATAATATTGATTTTCATCCCATTTATAATCACAATATTTAGTTGCTTCCTCAGCCTCCTTGTGTGCTTTGCCTTTATTTAATATTTTGAAGTGGTACTGCTTCTCTGTTTTGGTAATTTTTCTTCCAATTGCTACTTCAAAATAGATAGTGATGTTTCCTTTTATTTGTCTTGTTCCATCGGGCAATGTATCCATTTTGCCACGTCTTTCTAATATATCGTATATATCGTCTAATTCTAATATCCACCCATCATAGGTTGATTCACCTTCAACAGGTATTATTGCATAACCTGAATCTGGATTATATGAACCATTAGCTTGTAATAAATGGGTTATATTTTCGCCATCCACACTTAACATCATTACATCATCAGTAAATGTTTTCGAGATTCGACTCCATTTTTTTATCATATTGGGTTGTCTACCAGCCGGATCCGGTGCGTTTGAAACATATGCATATCCTAAGTGTTCTACGTCTGCAGTTCCATGTTCATCTATTCGACCCACTCTATCCCCACCACGATCATCACTGAAGCCTATATAATTATTCCAAGGTTTTAGATCCCTAACAACAAATTCTTGAGTTCTTACAATTGGAGATTGGGCCGTGATTTCAGTAAGAGGTTTTGTATTCTCATTTACTGTTACCCAACCAGTTACAGGTCCATGAGATTCAAATCTTAAGTCACCAGTATCATACTCTGAGTACTCATTTTCTATTCTAACAAATGTATAATTGATTCTACTATATATATTTCCTTCTGGAAATGCTTCTTCTGGTAGATATGGCAGGCCCTCTGGGTATCCTGCAATTACCGTTCTTCCAAGTACTTGATAAGTAAGCTTATGATATCCGGAAAACTGGCCATCGGTTGTAGAACTATAATTATTTTCTCCAGCATCTTTTCCAGGGATCGTACCATCAATATTATTAAATGGTGGTAATCCACGTTTTAATGCCCAAGTATTACTAGCTGCCCAAATGTCCCAGGGTCGTCTTTCTCCCTTAATGATAATAAAATATGTATGTCCTTCTCGAATCATTCGACCTTCGAAGGGATCATATGAAAACCCCAACCCCAAATCTACATTTATATCACCGATTGTCGTAGTAATAGCAGGAAATTTAAAAAATTTAAATTGTGTATCAACTACTTGTATAAAAGACTTATTAGATATATTTTCAATTGATGGTTCTATAAGTAAT